CGGAGCAGCTGTATTGCTGTCGCCCCAATCATATGTGACCGATAATAACATTTCCAACGGGCCTTCAGCCCGGATGAATGTGTTGATCTTGCGTATAATCTTACGTTGCTCTGTCTCCCCAAAATCCAAATATGGGGTTGAGTAAACTGCAATTATATCGTCTCCATCAAAGGAAGTACCACTCTCTTGAGCGTAAACTCTTCCATCGTAATCCCCGTGTAAAATAAGTTCTGTAGTGCCCACATAATCACTGGTACAACAACTGGCTCTTATCCCGAGAAGCTCTCCAAACTCCCATGAAATGGCCCCGGAGCTATCCGTAAGACCGCCTATATAGCCGATTCCATCGGAGGAAGCTGCAAAGTCGCTATCGTCACCAATAAAATAACGTACTTGGCTTTTAGATCTAATTACAACGCCGTTAAGCTCGCTCATATCAAAGTTAGCAATTGTATCTACAAGCTTACTCTGGATTGCTTTACTGACTGTTTGGATCTCAATATCGCCAATGCGTGACGTACCCGCCACGGGCCGAAACCCATCAGGCGCTAAAAAAAGTAAATCCCCACCAATTTCCTGCACACTATCTGGGGCAACACACCCTACATTCGCTGTTACGTTTTCTAAGGAAAACACCCCAGCTGAGCTTACGACAACCTTCTTGATATTGTTACTACCAAACAGAAATAGGTTATCTCTAAAAGGCTTTATCTGTACGCAATCGAAGCCAGCGGTTAGCTGCCCAGCCCCGGCTGCAGCGGTCCACGTATAAGCATCATTTGGTTTGGAAAACGCCACAGCAGCACCCGTTGCCGCATGACCTGCTAGAAAAACATGGTTCTCGAAAACATCCACTAGGGCTGGGGCGTTTAACGCTTGGGCCCCTCCAGCTGTATTATTATCAGCATGGTATCCGCCATCGTGTCCTGATTTTATTTCTTTCCAGTTGGTCCCATTATAAGCGATTGCCGGGTTCACCCCGTCAACGAAAATGACGGTGTTGCCACTGCCGAAGTTAAACTGGGCGTGTCGCAGCTTTTTTACCGTCAGGCTGTTGGCCGTCATAGGGCGAGTAACACTGTGGTTTAACGTGAATTTCCGCCAGCCTACATTTGCGGTGTAGTAGTAAAAGCTGTAGTTGGTTGCCCCAGCGTCCTGTCGAGCAGCTATAATATTAGTTGCGCCCGTAACATCATTTTTGAATATACAAATACCAAGGACTTCGCCTTGGCCAGTGGTAGAACCTGCAACGGTAACTTCACCGTAATCTGCGTCATATTTCGAGTAGCCATCAATCCTGCGATAACCGCCAAATAAGCTGGGCTCATAATTGATTAGCCGGGTAGCAGCCCCCGGTTTATTCTCAGACAGATCTAGGTGGTTCTCATTGCTGTTGAGCCCCCCGGAACAATTTAATCTGAATGATTGGATTTGGTCGGGCATCAGAACCTAATCCGAGTGTCTGAAATACTAGCGTAATTGTTTATATAAATGCTTTGCAGGTTCTTCAGCCCCTGCTCAAAAGTTAAAAACGCCGCTTGGGCGTTCTCTGTATTATCCTTAAACAGATACATATGGTACAGCGCACCATCTACCAACACAGGATCAAACGAGGTTGGGATCCGGGTTACGTCATCAAAGGCTGAAATAGTAGAAAAATCTAAGTAGTATTTGAAGACAACTGAGTAGCCAGCATTTGGGGAAATTGTTACGCCCCAGCCACTACCATGACTTGGAAATACGTTATCAGGTATTCCTCTACCCGCGCTTCCTGCGCGGTAATCATCGTCCCTGTGGTTCCTGTACCATTCATCTCGCTCCATAAATCTCAGAGATTTGAAAGCTGAACCGAGGGTGGTATTTTCCTGTACTTGAAACGAGTTCCAATCCACAGCTTTAAATGATGCTGGCCAAGAGTATTCTGTAGTCCCGGCAGTTAATGCTTGCGTGTGACTGGCCGCATTGAACGGCCACTCATATTCTTGTTGAGATAGTCGTGCGACAGCAGCTTTCACTGCGTCTTTAACCAGCGCTTGTACGCCAACCACATCAGCGAACTCAGAAGCCACAATCTCCACCTCGTTAAGGCGGCGAAGAACTTGATTACATAAACTGAGGTATGTGCTGGCCATAACAAACTTTCAGAAAAGTGAATGGGGCCAGCGGTTAGGCCAGCCCCAAAGTAATTTAAGCTAGGTAGTCACGATCAGCTGTGGCAGCTATCATGTCGTGCGAGCCCATGTCTGAGATATCCATTAGGATGGCCCAAAAACGGAGCTTGCCCAAAGTGACATCTGTCTCTGTTGCAAATTTAACATCGATAGTGTCCGCTGCAGAGATTACCTGCACTTGAGCAGCCTCAGTGCCGGGAGTTACGCCGTAAGTGCCTACGGCACCTCCGACACAATCAAGCCCATCAACATAGAGATCGATAGCCGCTGGAGAAGCGCCTGTGAATCCCATGTCTAGGGTCAGTGTCCCGTCTGCTTGTGTAATGATTTCGATACCAGCGGAAAGGATAACAGTCCCCGCAGGGACGTTAAGAACTTCCATTGTATCGTTTGCAGCAAAGTCTGCGCCTTTCAAGACGATTGCGGCTGCAAGGTCTATCGTGTTTTGCACCATGTACGGGGAACGTCCCCGTGCCGAGCTGCCTTGTGCAGCGTGATCTGCAGTTGCTAAGTTAGCCATTTGAAATCCTCCTTATGCTGCGTTGTATTTGGCGGTTACGATTGCTTCTGGGCGAAGAATCTTCCTACCGTAGAGGTGGAGCCCCCGGACGAGATCCGCGAAGCTGTCTGGATCACGGTAAGTTTCCGTTTTGGACAGCTGCTCGGCTGTTGCTACAGCACTATCGTGCCCCGCAACTATAACGCCAAAGTTGGTATTCTGGTTACTATTTCCAGTTGTACCGGAACCAGTACCTACCGCTGGCAGATTGGATGAAGAATAAACCCGGAAACCGTGGAAATTCTTGATCGTCAGACCATTGCGTAGACCGCCGCTTTCGCCGAAGTCCCCATTCATGAATCGTGAATCTTCATCGGCCATGATTTCTAAAAACACCGGGTCCACAACCAAAAAACGCCCTTGGGTATCGACTTGCTGTTGATCTAGGAGCCGCTTCATGCGAGCGACAACCATCGCTGGTGAAGCTACGGCGGTTGAAAGTGCGGTAGCACCCGGCAAACGTGCTGCGAGAGGGATCGAATGATCGCCAGCGGAGCTTGTTGTGATATTCCCGAAGTCACTTTTCTTGAGCTGCATACTTGCAAGCAACTCATTCGAGCCAGCTGTTGTGACAGCTTTATCACCGTTCACAGTGGTATTAAGTGCGCTTGCTGTTTGATGATTTGCTGATTGCTTATAACCAGCCAGATAACCAAGGACTTCTTGGTCATAATTATCTGCCAAACGATAAGCAGCACGATCCGTTGCGAGCTGAATAAAATTCACGTGTGACATATTTTCTTCTAGATCGTCCATCTTAAAAGCATAGTAGTTTGCTTTGTCGATTACTAAAGAAAAGTCTGTATCATCAAGATCTTGCGCGTTTACTGTGGTGCCGCGCTTATACTCAGAGACAGAGATTTCTGGCTCTTTAATAATTCTCACTGTGTCGCCTTGGCCATTGATCTCGCCAAAATAATCACTGTTGGTAATATCACCGACAACGGTACTTTTTCTGAAGGCGGATTGTACTTTTTTTGAGTAGATTACGCTACTGAACGAGCCATTTGGTAAGTTACCGTGCCCTGTTGCTGAACTAAATGCCATTTGGATTCTCCTTGGAATGGCAGGGCGCTTCGCGCCCAAACAATTTCCGAAGAGGACAATCGAGTGGCAGTACTTACGGCTGGGTTGCGTGAGAACACGGGCCAGAGTTGTACTGGTAGACTTGTGCCGATTTCTTCTGGAAGGGATAAAACTCAGAGGTAGGCTAATAGCGGCTCTAGTTTTATAACTAAGGTAATTAAATTACCTCATTAGATAGAATTACTATACCATAAGTTGGTATTAATAGCAATACCTATCGAGCGCCCCCGGACATGTCATAGACAAAATTCCCGGTTTGCATTGCTTTAATGATGTCTTCCTCATGCTTATTAAATTCAGCATTAGACATCTTATCAATTTGGCTTTCGCTCCACTGTGCTTTCCCACTTGAGGGAGATATATTCACGCTCTTGCCTACGGCCCGAGCAGCGGAGTTACTTGCCTTGCGTGTACCAGTATCGGCCTTGTACAAATCAATCGCTCTAGATGCCGCCCGGGCATCTGTGTTGTTCTTGTACAGGCTGTCGATAATGTTTTGAGGCTGCATCGCTACCCAGTCATGAAAGGCGGGGTCTTGGCGGATCTGAGCAAAGTCTGGGTGATCTTGCATTAAGACCTGTTCAGCTTCCTTAACGACAAGTTTGGTCTCAAG